TTGAATAAACTTTATCCAATGCCTTTGAATAATCTTCTCTTTGTTTATATGTCATGCTCATTGTTTGTACTCCTTTTGTTGTTGTTGTGATTTACGCAAGTAAATCTTAAAAGGCTGGTATTGCTCCAGCCTTTCGAGGTTTACTTATGCAGCTTGTTCAGTTTTAGCTAGTTCTGAATAATCAAGTTTTACAAATTCCAGAAACAAAGCACTATCTATATCTTGTTTATGGTATGTTTCTATTTTGTCAGGATAGTTTAAAACAAAACTTTCAGCCATAATTATACTTGTTTTTATACGTTGATAATCTTTTACTGTATGAAGTAAGCTATTATCATTTTCATATATTGATTTGTTATAGGCTGTAGTAGCATCAATCATATGTTTAACAGTAAAATATTTAGCTGCAAGATTGGCTGTAAACTTGCCGTAATATCTGCCATTACACCAGCCGTTTCTATGCTGCTTTTCTTGTTTCAGTTCGTATTTATAGATATTATCTCTGTATTTATTCCAGGTAATATTATTCATAAATTGTAGACTGTCATACATAGAATTTATTATTTTAATTTGTTTATTGTTAATCATTGTTAGTTACTCCTATTTGTTGTTGATTGTTATTAATGGATAGTAAATTGTAATTATTGCAAACATTCCAGATAGCATCATTATTGAAAAGAATAAGCCTGGCATGTTTAAAGATAGTAAATAAAAAGCTATTGGCAGCATTAAAAAGAATTGAAATAATGCTATTACTAATATTGTTTCATACTTCATTGTTTTACCTTTCATAGTTGTTAATAATATAAGTAGACCATAGGTTTATTATTGTCAACTAATAATATAAAAAAGTTTGTATTAATTTTTTATGTCTAGAGCTGCTGCAATATCTTTGCTTGATAAGCTGCTGTTTATAATGTAATCATTGAAAGTATATTTTTATAAGTACATAGTGATACAATGTTATACAGCATAGTAGAAACAAAATACAAAATAGCATTGCAATGCTGCTGCCTGGGGGGAGTATTTGCAAAGGCATGCACACCCAGCACGCACACGCACACATATATGTATATTAATAACACCATAGAAACACACAATGTCCTTAAGCAAATATAAGAAAAACAAAATCATAAGCAAGATTACAGACGGATATAGTCTGTATCAGGCTTGCAAAGACGAAAAGGTTAGCAGAGCCACCTTTTACAGACACATGGCAAAGGATGAGCAGCTTAATGATGTAGTTCGTACTGCACAGAAGCAATCTGCTGAGAAAACCTTAGAAGAGTTGGAGACTATGTTCTTAGATACGTTGCATAAGCGTAAGATGTACGATCCTAACTTACTGAGGGATTATGCCACGCATGTTCGCTGGAAGGTGCAGAAGGTTTTACCAGAGAAGTTTGGTGAGATTAAGCAGAGGACAGGTGTTGAGTTAACTGATGGTGCGATAAGGATAGTGTGGGAAACAGATGCAAGTAAAGATACCATATAAGCCTAGAGACTTACAGGCAGAGATGCACAGAGACTTGAAGAGATGGAATGTGCTAGTTATGCACAGGAGATTTGGTAAAACTGTGTTTGCTGTCAATCACATGATAAAACATGCTTTGACTTGTCCGTTGCCAAGACCAAGGGTTGCTTTGGTTGCACCTACGTTTAGTCAGGCAAAGAGGATTAGTTGGGATTATGTGAAGTATTATGCTGGTGTGATACCTGGAGTAAGTTTCAATGAGACGGAACTGAGGGCAGACTTTCCTAATGGTGGTAGGATTATGTTATTGTCAGGTGAGAATCCTGATGCGTTAAGGGGTATTTATTTGGACTTGTGTGTGTTTGATGAGTATGGGATGCAGAATCCTAGGGTATGGGGGGAGGTTGTAAGACCAGCACTATCGGATAGAGAGGGTGCAGCTATATTTTTAGGAACACCAAATGGACATAATCATTTTTATGAGATACTGACACAAGCCAAGCATGAGACTGAAGAAGGTAGTGATTATTGGTATTGGAAGATTGCCAAGGCTAGTGAAACGCAGTTGGTGAAAGATACGGAGTTAGATGCTGCCAAGTCACAGATGACGTTAGAGCAGTATGAGCAGGAGTATGAGTGTTCGTTTACGGCTGCGATTATTGGTGCGTACTATGGAAGATTACTTGTAGAAGCTGAAGATGCAGGCAGGATTACAAGAGTGCCGTATGATCCTGCGTTGCCAGTTCATACAGCTTGGGATTTAGGTATCAATGATTCAACAGCTATTTGGTTTGCACAGGTTTACAGAGGAGGAGCAGTAAATGTTATCGACTATTATGAGAATACTGGTTTTGGATTGGACCATTATGCAGAGGTCCTTAGAAAGAAGGATTATCATTATGGAGACCACCTTGCTCCACATGATATTGAAATTAGAGAGTTGGGGTCTGGCAAATCACGGATGGAGACAGCGTTTAGTCTTGGCATACGTTTCAAGGTGGTTTCGAAGATGAAGGTAGCTGATGGTATCAATGCTGCTAGATTGTTGATGCCGAAGTGTTACTTTGACAGGGATAAGTGTCATCTAGGTCTTGAGATGATGAAACAGTATAGGCAAGAGTGGGATGAGAAGAAGAAGAGGTTCAGGGATCAGCCAAGGCATGACTATACATCACATGCAGCAGATGCGTTTAGATATTTGGCTATAGGTATCGAGAATAGAAAAAGTTACACAAGACCACCACAAGCTGTTGCTGATAACAGTTATAATATTTTTGCATGAGCAAGTATGAAGATTTGCGAGATATACTGATCCTGATGCAGTATAGTGACTTGCACAAAGACTGGAATACAGAAGATATTTGTAAATGTATATTAGTGCCTGTCATGCTCAATCAGTACAAAGTTGTAAGAAAAAAGAGTGAGTTGCTTGTGTTTGCTACTTGGGGTTTCCCAACAGAAAAGCATATTGATGAATATGTAAGTCAGTTATCCTTTCCCCATGATGGTTACAAAGGTGGTGGTAAAGATATTTGGTTGGTAGACTTTATGGCAAAAAAAGGTTATACAAGAATTGGGTTCTTGATTTTAAAAAAGATGCTGACTAAGATGGGTTTTAGAAAAGCCTTTTGGTTTAGACCAGAGACACAGAAGCTAGGTTGGCACACATGGAAAGGAACTTGATATGGGTGGTGTTGTAAGAACTGTTAAGAAAACTGCAAGAAAAGCTGTCAAAGCTGTTGATAAAGGTTTGTTTGAGCCACTTGAAAGACCAGTGAAAAAAGCCGTAAATGTTGTAGAAAAGGTTGGTGCTGAGATAGTAGAGCCTTTGGAAAGACCTGTAAAAAAACTTGTTAGGGAAGTAAAAGAAACTGTAACTGGTACAGATAAGATGGATTACAGACAGCCACAACAGCCAGTTATCACACCTGAAGTTACACCTGAAATTGTGCCTGATGAAGAAGAGACAATATTAGCAAGAGGTCGAGGTACGAGACGTACTAAAAGACCTGGGCAGGGTGGCACAATAATAGAAGGCTATGGTGCTTTGCAAAGAGGTAAAGGCGAAAGATCAGTAGTATAGGAGAAACAGATGTCATTTCTTAGACCAAAAGTAGTAATACCACCAGCACCACCTCCACCTGATCCACCAATGATGGTTGATGATGAAGATACACAAAGAGCAGCAGCTTTGGCTGAAGAGAATGTTGCAGATGAAAGACGTAGAAGAAGAGGTCGTGGATCAACAATAGTAACAGGTATGACTTCAGGTCAGCCGTCAGGAAGCACAGGTACACCAGGACTTACAGGATATTAAATGGCAGATTTTGCAAAAGAGTTAGTCAACAGACTCAATTATCTTGAGACTTACAGAAAGTATTGGAACACACACTATCAGGAACTAGCTGACTTTATGTTGCCTGAAAAGTCTGACATTGTAAGAAAAAGAAGTCGTGGTGAAAAAAGATCAGAGAATATATTTGATAGTACGTCACAGTTAGCTGTTGATCTGTTATCGTCAGCTTTGCATGGTATGCTTACATCAGGTGCTACACCTTGGTTTCATTTGGATATGAAAGATGAAAACATAGGTAGAGATGATGAGGTTCGTGAATGGCTTGAGAGTTCATCTATGAGTATGATGAGAGCCTTCAACAGATCAAACTTTGAAACAGAAGTTCATGGGATGTATGTAGATCTAGTTGTGTTTGGTACTGGCTGTATGTTTATCGAGATGGAAGAAAAAACACTTAGGTTTTCTACAAGACACATATCAGAGTTTTTTATACAGGAAAATCAGTTTGGTTTAGTTGATACTGTATTTAGAAAATACAAGAGTCCAGTAAGACAAGTCATTCAAAGATTTGGCTTGGACAATGTAACAGAATATATCAAGAAGAAATTTGAGCAAAAACCTGATGAAGAAGTTGAGTTGCTTCATGTGGTGTTGCCAAGAATGAATAGGAATCCTGATAAGCCTGATAATCAGAACATGCCTTTTGCATCTTTCTATATTGATATGGAGACAAAACAGTTCTTGTCTATTGGTGGTTTTGAGGAGTTTCCTTATGTTGTTCCTCGTTTTCTAAAAAGCACAGGAGAGATCATGGGTCGCTCCCCTGCCATGACGGCTCTCGCTGATGTGAAAATGTTGAACCTAATGAGTAAGACCATCATTCAGGCAGCACAAAAGCAAATAGATCCTCCACTATTAGTTCCTGATGATGGCTTCATTTTGCCAGTCAGAACACAACCAGGTGGACTAAACTTCTTTAGATCAGGTACAAGAGATACAATATCACCACTGAATACAGGTGCTAACATACCTATTGGTTTGAATATGGAGCAACAAAGACGAGAAGCAATTAGAGGTGCTTTCTATGTTGACCAGTTGCTAAGTGGTACATCTCCAAACATGACAGCTACAGAAGTTGTGCAGAGACAGGAAGAAAGAATGAGAGTGATAGGACCTGTGCTTGGAAGATTGATGAATGAGATGTTAAAGCCTTTGATTGATAGGGTGTTTGCATTGATGCTTAGAAATGAAATGCTTGCAATACCACCAGAGATATTGCAAGGCAGAGACATAGATATTGAATATGTATCACCACTTGCGAAGGTACAAAAGTCAACAAGTCTGAACTCTACAATGAAAGCATTAGAGATATTGTTACCATTGTCACAGAGTTTACCAGTTGGAGATCATTTAGATGCAGATGGTCTTGTCAGACATGTTACAGATTCATTAGGTGTTCCAAAGAGTGTCTTGAGGACAAATGCAGAAGTTGCAGAAATTAGAGAGCAAAGAGAGCAGATGCAACAAGAGCAAATGGAAAGACAGCAGGATCAAGAAGATGTAAATACAGTCCTTCAAGCATCACAAGCAGCAAGGATGGTAAGTAGTGGTTAAAGAAATTGAAGCCATTAAATATATGTATAGACAAGTTTTTACTACCGATAGTGGAAAAAAGGTGTTACAAGATTTAGAAGCAAGATGTAATTATCGTAATACAACATACGTACAGAACGATAGTAACGGAACGGCTTTTGAAGAAGGCAAGAGAACAGTGTACTTGCACATTTTAAATATGTTAGAAGAGGAAACAAATGAACGAAACAGAACAACAGGCAATCCAAACTGAGCCAACACAACCTAGTGTGCCAGTTGAAACTCCTGCTGAAGTAGCCAGTGGAAGTGGATCTCGAAGTGAGTTTCTACAACAGTTACCTGAAGAAATCAGAGATCATCCAAGTCTACAAAGCATAAATGACGTAGGAAACTTAGGACTTTCCTATGTAAACGCACAAAGATTAATTGGTGCAGATAAAATACCACTACCAAAAAATCCAACAGAGGATGATCTAAATAATATTTATACAAAGTTAGGTAAGCCTGAACAACCAAGTGGTTATCAAATAAAGGCTGATGGTCAGATACTAACTGAGGGAGATGTCAATACATACACAGATATTGCACACAAACTTGGTCTATCAAAGACACAGGCTAATGGTATATTAGATTATTACAGAAGTAGTATTCAGCAAACAACAGAAGCAATGTCAAAAGACTCTGAGCAACAAAGACAACAGATTGAACAAAGTCTGAAAGCTGAGTGGGGTGCTGACTTTGATGCAAAGGTATCACAAGCAAACAGAGCAGTTGCAGATATAGCTGGTGAAGATTTGTTGGACATGGTTTTACAAGATGGTACTAAAGTTGGCAATCATCCTGCATTTATCAAAGCGTTTGCAAACTTTGCAGATTTTAGGAACTCTGTAACCAAAGAAGATACAATATCAGAAAACTCTGTCAATTACAGGATGAGTTCTGCTGATGCACAGTCAAAGATAGATGCTATTATGAATGACAGATCTCATGCTTATTGGGATAGAAAAAATCCTGTTGCAAGAGATAAGGCTGTAAAAGAAGTTCAAGATTTATATGAGATGTTGAATGGAGCAGCATGAAATTAGATTAGAGTGTTTGCGTTTAGCAGTAGAGTTTGGAACGCAAAGAAACTTACAGAATCCCAAAGAACTCGCTAATACTTATTACGAGTGGGTAGTGAAGGGTAACTTGCCATCAAGTCCTTCTGGCAATCGGAAAGACGATAGACCTAACGAGTCTGAAAATCCTAGGAGTGTCCGAAAGGGTAGCACCTCGAAAGTAGTTAAAATGAAAACGTAGTTATTAACAGGAGAAAAAAATGTCAATAAACGTAACTACGGCATTTGTCCAACAGTATTCTGCCAATGTGCAGATGCTTTCTCAGCAAATGGGTTCATTACTGAGAGATGCTGTAAGGGTAGAATCTGTAACAGGAAAAAATGCCTTTTTCGATCAGATCGGCAAAGTTACTGCTCAAAAGCGTACAACTCGCCATTCTGATACACCCCAAATCGATACTCCTCATGCTAGAAGAAGAGTGTCATTAGTAGACTATGAGTTCGCAGATCTCATAGATGAGCAAGACAAAGTTCGTATGCTTATTGATCCAACAAGTGCTTATGCTCAAGCAGCAGCAGCAGCTATGGGAAGATCAATGGATGATGTTATCATTGAAGCAGCAACAGGAACTGCGTTTACAGGTGAGACTGGTTCAACATCCACAACCATGTTAGCTGGAAATCAGATAGCAAATGGTAGTGCTGATTTGACAGTTGCAAAGTTAAGGACAGCTAAAAAGACTCTTGACTTAGCATCAGTTGATCCCTCAATCCCAAGATATATAGCCGTTGGTCCAGAGCAGATTGATGCGTTGTTAGGAGATACAAATGTAACATCTTCTGACTTCAACACAGTCAAGGCACTTGTCCAGGGTGAGATCAATACCTTCATGGGATTTGAGTTCATTGTAACCAACAGACTATCAAAGACTGGCAACATCCGTTCATGTTTTGCATGGGCAGAGGATGGTCTTACATTAGCGATTGGTAAAGATGTGATGGCAAGAATAGACGAGAGAAGTGACAAAGGTTACGCAACTCAGGTCTACTATTGCATGAGTATCGGTGCTACGAGAATGGAAGAAGAAAAAGTCGTTCAGATAGACTGTGATGAGTCAGCATAAGGGAGAAGTAAATGACTACAAAAAATTCAACACTTGTAGCTAATTTTGAAGCTACTCCTCAAGTTGCTAGTAATTCACAAGAGCTTAATGGCGTTTTGCGTGTGGCTCAAGGAACGATAGCTTTGGCAGCAGGAGACAGTACAGACAATGATATTGTTATGTTTGCTCCGATTCCAAGTAATGCGTCTATCACTGCAATTAAGGTTGCAGCAGATGCTTTAGGTGGAAGCTGTACTTTCAATGTAGGACTTTATCAGACTAACGGAACAGTTGTAGATGAAGATTTCTATGCAACATCAGTTGCAGACGGAACTACAGCCGTTGCAGATTTAAGAACTGAAGCAGCCGATATTAATACTATTGGTGCTAAAGTTTACGAAAATGCAGGAGAGTCTACAGACCCAGGTGGATACTATTATGTTGCAGCAACATTTAATGCAACAGGTGGTAGTGCTGGTGATATGTCTTTTATCATTGAGTATGTAATCAACTAACTAAGAGGGGGAGCAATCCCCCTTTTTCAAAGGTTAAATTATGCCCTCAGTAGTAGATATATGTAATGAAGCTATGGATTTATTAGGTGCAGCAACTATTACTGCTCTTACAGAAAATTCAAAAGAAGCAAGACTTTGTAATAGAAGGTTTGCAACAGTAAGAGATGCAACACTAAGATCACATCCTTGGAACTGTGCAATAGCTAGAGCAGAGTTAGCAGCAGATAGCACAGCACCTTCTTTTGGTTTTGCAAATCAATTCTCCTTGCCAACAGATCCTTTTTGTTTGCGTGTTTTGTCATTCTTTACATCAAACGTAGATGCAGAGATTTCGCCTTATGACAGTCAAGTAATGTTTAAAATAGAAGGCAGAAAGATACTTTCAGATGAAGCAACATGCAGAATAGTTTACTTGGCAAGAGTTACAGATACAGAACAGTTTGATAGTCTACTGTCAAATGCTATAGCCTACAGACTTGCATCAGAAACAGCGTATGCAATCACAGGCAGTACAACAGTAGCACAATCAATGTATGGTATGTATGAGCAAAAGGTAAAAGAAGCAAGAGCAATGGATGCACTTGAAGGTAAACCTGATAAATTGGTGGCTGATGAGTTTACAAACGTAAGGTTGTAGTATGGCAAGAGTATCGACAATCTTAACTAATTTCAGAGCAGGAGAGTTATCTCCTAAACTATCAGGCAGGATTGACTTACAAAAATACAATGAGGGTTGTGACACACTAGAGAATATGTTGGTGTTTCCGTCAGGTGGTATTACTCGCAGACCAGGAACAACATTCGCAGGAACATCCAAAGACAATGGAAAAGTCAAGCTGGTCAACTTTGAGTTTTCAGATGAACAGGCTTATGTGCTTGAGTTTGGTGCAAACTATGTAAGGTTCTTTAAAGATGGTGGTATTCTTACAGAAGCAACGAAAACAATAACTGGCATAACACAAGCAAATCCAGCAGTAGTTACGGCTTCATCTCATGGCTATAACAATGGAGATAGAGTATTTATATCAGGTGTTGTAGGTATGACAGAAGTAAATAATCGTGAGTTTACTGTCGCAGGAAAAACAACAAATACATTCGAGTTGTCAGGAATAAACAGTTCTGCATTTACAGCCTACAGTTCAGGTGGCACAAGTGGTAAAATAGTAGAAGTTACAACGACTTATAGCGTAACTGAGATATTTGAGATTAACTTTGCACAGTCAGCAGATGTATTGTTTATTGCACACAAGTCACATGAACCAGCCAAACTTACAAGAACTTCAGCAACAAGTTTTACACTAACAGATATAGATTTTACAGATGGTCCTTATCTAGATGAAAACCTAACTACTACTACTTTGTATGCAAGTGCAACTACAGGCACAGGTATAACAATAGTTGCATCAGCAGATACGTTTGAGTCTGGTCATGTTGGAGCATTGTTTAGGTTTCGAGAAATCATTGAGGTAAACCATGATGCGTGGGCAGCATCAACAAGTTATGCACAAAATGCTACAGTTCGTAATGGTGATAATGTTTATAAAAAATCAAACGCAGGATCACATACAAGTAGCACAACAGCACCAGTCCACACAAAAGGCACAGAAACTTATGGTGATATAGACTGGGAGTTTTTACATAGTGGTACTGGGTTTATCAAGATCACTGGTTTTACAAGTGCAACACAGGTAACAGCAGATGTTAAAAGTACACTACCAGCTTCAGTAGTTGGGTCAAGTAATCCTACGACAAAGTGGAGTGAGGGTGCATTTAGTTCTGTTCGTGGCTTTCCAAAGGCATTAGCTTTTTATGAAGAAAGATTATTCTTTGCAGGAACTACACATCAACCACAAAGTATATTTGGTAGTGTGTCTGCTGACTTTGAAAACCATACACCAGGTATAAATGATGATGATGCTGTTAATATCACTATAGCATCAGATCAAGTTAATGTTATCAAACACCTTTTGCCAGGTCGATTTCTTCAAATACTTACAACAAGTGCTGAGTTTACTTTGTCAGGTGGCACAGGAACACAACCAGTAACACCAACAAATGTAAATGTTTTGAGAGAAACAACATTTGGTACATCACAGGTAAGACCACTTAGAGCAGGAAACTCAACTATACTTGTGCAAAAAGGCACAGAAAAAGTCAAAGAGATTACTTTTGATTTAGATACAGATGGACTGCTTGGTGTAGATTTAACTGTGCTTGCAGATCATATAACAAGAGGTGGGTTGACTGATATGGTTTGGCAACAAGAACCTGAGTTGATACTTTGGTTTGTAAGTGCAAATGGTGAGTTAATAGGTCTTACATACGATAGAGCAAACGGAACTGTTGGATGGCATGGTCATGTTCTTGGTGGCAGTGGTGTTGTAGAAAGTATCACAGCCATACCAAGTGGTGCAGAGGATCAAGTGTATCTAAGTGTTAAAAGAACAATAAACAGCGTTACTTCAAGACACATTGAATTTTTAAAATCAATAAACTTTGGATCAGACATTACAGATGCTTTTTTTGTTGATAGTGGCTTGACATACTCAGGATCATCTACAACAACAATTACAGGACTCAATCATCTTGAAGGTGAGTCAGTACAGATTCTTGCAGATGGCTCGGCACATGCAGACAAAACAGTATCAGGTGGATCAATAACATTAGATAGATCAGTTACAAAAGCACACATAGGTCTTGGATATACAAGTTTTATAAAAACTTTGAGGTTGGAAGGTGGTGCAAATGATGGTACATCACAAGGCAAGATAAAAAGAATACATGGTGTTACTGCAAGATTTGTTGATACTGTGGGTGCAGAACTTGGACCAGATGTAAGTAGTTTAGATAGAATACCATTTAGAGATAGTAGTATGGACATGGACACAGCCGTACCAATGTTTACAGGAGATAAGGAAATATCTTTTCCAGCAGGATATGAAAATGAAGCACAGGTTGTAATTCAGCAATCACAGCCTTTACCTATGACAGTTGTTGCGATTATGAGGAGGTCAAATACTTTTGATGCTTAGACTTGAAAAGCTAGAAAAATATCATGTTCAGTCTATAGCTACTGACTTTCAGTTTTTGCAATCCCACAGGGATGCTTTTTGTAAAGACGAGGTGAATGGATATGTTGCTATGTATAAAGACATAATTGCAGCAATCGGTGGTATAAGTTTGTTGTGGGATGGTGTAGCAGAAGCGTGGTTTGTGCTAGGAGTCAAAGGACAAGAGTTTCCGTACAGGATGGCTAAGATTGTAAAAAAGATGATAATGACTATGATAGAAGAGAACAATCTGTTTAGACTACAAGCAAGTATATGTTCAAATGATGAAAAAGCTGTTAGATTTATAAAGTGGCTAAAGTTTGAGGAAGAGGGAATAATGAAGAAGTTTGGTCCTGATGGTGCAGATTATATTCGTTATGCGTGGGTGAAGTAATGGCTGATCCAGTAACCATAGCAGCAGTAGCAGCAGGAGCTTCAGGTTTTCTTGGTTATAAAGGTAATATGGCAGCAGCAAAAGCTGCAAGACAAACAGCAGAATACAATGCACAAGTAAAAGAAAATGAAGCTGTACTTTTGCAGAGAGCAAAGATAGAAGAAGAAAATAGTCTAAGGAAGCAGTCAGAAAGATTAGAGGGAACTCAAAGAGTTGCAACAGCAACATCAGGTATAACAATGAGTGGTAGTCCTATGCAAGCGTTAGCAGATACATATTTCAATACTGAGTATGATGCACTGAAAATACAGTATGCTTCAGACATAGAACAGACAAGACAGGTAAGTGCAGCAACACTAATAAGAGCAGAAGGTGCTGCAAGATCAAGTGCATTGAAAACCAAAGCCTATCAAAGTCTACTTGAAGGTGGACAAAAGGCAGCAACATTGATGGCATAACATGGCAAAAATACCACTATACAATCAAGGCAGAGGATCAACACAACAACTAGCTACAGGCTCATTATCGCCTACAGCTAATGTGGGTGCGTTTGCTGCACCAGGACAAGCCTTGGCATCTTTTGCAAACTCATCAGGACAGATTGCTTTTGACTTTGGTATGGCTGAAAGAAATAAGCAAGATGAGGATGCAATTCAAAATACAAATGCTAAGTTTGTTGAGGATAGCACTCAGTACATTAGGGAAAATCCTACTGATAACACTCAGACATTCAAAACAAAGTATAAAAAGTGGAAAGATGGCTGGGTAGATAAAAATACAGGTAACTTTGGATCAAGAAGAAAAAGATTAGTTCTAAACAAAGTCAATAGAAGTTTTGCTCTTGAAAACTTAAAAGGTCAACAAAAAGCATACAATCTTGGTGAGTTTAACGCAATCAATGCAACAAATGCACAGTTGGACAAAAATCGTGACATTATGGAGAATTATCCACCAACGTCAGCAGAGTATATAGCAGCAGATTCAGACAAAAATCTAATATTTGACAACAATCAAAAGTATGGAAGAAACTATAAATATACACAATATAGTTTTGATTTAGCAGTAACAAAAGGTAATTTTTTAAAACAAACATCAAGCATAAATTCAGAAGCAGCTTATAACAACTTTACTAAAAATGTAGATGATAATAAAACACTAAGTTTTTCAGAAAAGTCAGCACTTAAAACTATTGGTGAAACACAATTCAAAACAAACAAATCAAATCAAATTGACGGCATTTTAAAAACTTTGGTGAGTGCAAACTCAACAGGACCAACAATATTAGATGCTCAAAGTGCTGTCATTTCAGGTAAGAACTCCTTTACTTATCAAGAAGGTAACGAAACAAAAACAATTAGCTTTGCAAACCTTGACCTGGATGGGAAACAATTACTACAACAAGAACTTGGTTTGTTGGCAAATCAAACACAAAATGTTGTTTTGAGATCAGGAAACGCAAGTCTTACAACATTTTTACAGACAAATCCATCTTTAGCATCAATGAAAAATAAACAGAAAGACTTAGAAAACGGAACTGGTGAATACAAACTTGTAAGTTTTGAGGTAAGAAATAAATTATTAGGTAGACTAGGCAAAAAAATTACTGAAAAAGTAGCTAAGTCAAAGATAATATTTGATGATAATGTTACTAAAATTACAAACTCAATAGCAGTAAATGGTGATATTGACGATAATACAAAACAAATAATAAATGAAAATAAGAATTTAGCACTAGCTATGGATGATACAGGTGTTATGGCAAATTCATTTACCAACACTTTAAAATCTACAAATGATGCCATTTCTTTATTTAATGAAACAAAGTTTGATACATCACAAGAAATTTCAGAAGCATTAAATACTTTAAATCAAGAGGAAAGATTAGAGACAGATTTAAATAAAAAATTAATTATTACCAAGAAAAAAGAGTTGTTTGCTAAAATGCACGCAAATAGACAAAAAGCAATCAAGGATGATCCTTACAAATATTTTGAAACAGAGTTAAATAAAACAAAAGAAGTTGGTGAGGACAAGGCTTCTGCTAGAGACATATTAAATGCACAAATAGAAGCTGGTGTGCCAGTGGCAGATAGAAGGCTTATATCAACAACTACAGAAAATAATTTTGTAAAAAGTTACAATGAAACAACAGATCTTAATGAAAAGTTTGAATTATATAATCAGTTTTTTTCACAGTTTAATGTAAATGACCAGAACTCAATAGTCAAAAATATGATACGCAGAGGTAGCATAACTCTCAGAGATAACATATTTTTATCAGAGCCAAACAATCTTGTTGCTGGAGATCTATTCACATCAAACGCAGACACAGTAAAGGCAAGTGTAAAAGCATTGCCAAAGACAGAAAGAGATAGTTTAATACTCAAAGTAAAAGAAAATCTTGCAAATTATTCAGAAAGTATCAGTGGTCAAATCTCAACAAACTATGATTTTGCACCACAATCTGCGACTACAGCAAGAGTAGATCACTCAATAGCTATGCAAAACTTGGCTTATGACCTAGCTGGATTTTATTATGTGGCTGGGAACATGAGTCTTGATGAAGCAGTAAAAAAAGCAACAGATAATCTTATCAACAATAAGTTTGATTTCATAACACCAGGGGATGCAGATGGTGTTGTCAGGCTACCTAAAAGTATTGTAGGCAGTCCAACAAGTTATGAGCAAGTTCTAACATCTGTATTGACAGACAACACAGAAAATAAACAGATATTTGATAATCTTAGTTTTGTTACACCAGTCAATGATTTAGGAAAATACAAAAGTGAGGTTTTGTCAGCAGGAAAGTTTATCACAAAATCCGATAATTCAGGTGTCATACTGGTTGATAGAACTAGCAATCCAATCATTATTCAATCTGAAGATGAGCAAGCAAATATTACACAAAAGGTTTTTGAGTTGTCCTTTGAACAAGTGGCATCAGCAACAGAGATTTATCAATCAACACCTGGAACAATTAGAGCAAAACAAATAGCTGTACAGAACTTTCTGAAAGACTTTTACTAATGGTTGATGTTTTTGTACCTGAGATAGAGTTCAATCAAAACAGACAAAACACATACTTTGATGCAACAAAGGTTGGTACTCTTGACGTTCTAGGTGCAACTCTTGAAGAAACATTTTACTACAATCCAACAAATGCACTAGATCGTTTTTTAGAAATGCAGTTTGGTGAGGGCAGAACTGGCAACATACTTAGTCCTGAACAATACAAAACCAGTGAATATTTCAGAGAAGGTTTGGAAGCACCTGAAGAAGGTATCAAAGAGGGATATGCACAGTTACTTGCACAAAACTATGATAAACGAGCAGCTATAACACAAACATTATCCAGGTCAAAAGGTGGTTTTGGTCTTGGAGCAGCACAGTTTGGAACTATGTTACTTGGTTCTGTGTTAGATCCTATCAATGTAGCATCAGCATTTATACCAGTATTTCCAGCAGCTAGATACGCACACTTAGTAAAAAACCTTGGTTTAACAAAAGCAAGAGCAGTAAGAGGTGTTGTTGAGGGTTCTGTTGGTGCTACTTTGGTTGAGCCAATAGTCCTAGGACAAGCAGCTTTAGAGCAAGATGAGAACTACAATTTACTAGATAGTTTTCTAAATGTAACTATCGGTGGTGTTCTTGGTGGTGGTCTGCATGTTGGATTTGGTAAGTTGTCAGACACTATTGAAAGAAGAAGTCAAAAGACAAAAGAGCAAGCAGTTTTGACAGCCGTAAAACAAACTCTCACAGATCAAGAAGTAAATGTTACACCAATAATTAAAGCAGATCTTGAAAAAACTTTTGAAAAAAACCTTGAGAAACAGAACAACTTAGCACAAGAAAAGCCAACAAGAATAGAAGATGTTACAAGGACAGGCAAAGGTTTACCAGGCAGTCTTAAAGCACCAAAACCTAAAACATTGTTACAATTTATCAAAGAAAATGGTGGTATAAGACCAGACGATCCACAAGTTTCTGATCTCAAAGCATCACTTGATAAAGGAACATTTGGTATTTTAAATAAAAAAGATGGATTAAGTCTTGATGAAATGACAATAAGAGTACAAGAAGCAGGATATTTTTTAGATAAATCTGACCTAGATTATGGCATAGATGGAGCAACACCAAGAGATTTACTTGATCTAATTGACAGAGAAGCAAAAGGTGACGTTCTTTATTCAAGAGATCAAGAATTTGAATACGACAACTATGTTGCTGCTGGTAAGAAACAAGAACTTGTTGATGCTCTTGGTATTGATCCTACTAATATGACAGATGCAGAGTTAGATATTGCAATAGATTTAGCACGAAACAAAGAACAACTTTCACAAGATATATTGCTTTCTGATAAGATGGAGCAACCCTCAGTTTTGACTGCACAAGAGTTTGAAAACGCAAAGATAGAAGCATTTGAAAAGAATTATAATATGGGTAATGGTAAACAAGAGTACGAACAATCAGTATTAGAGAGAGCTGGTATTGATGACACATTTAATTTACAGACAAGAGAAACAGAAATAGATGCAGAAATCGAAGCACTTGAGTTTGACATTGAAAACACATCTAATGCAGAAAACATTGACAAAGATGATTTAGTGGAGTTTGACGAAAATATTAAAGTAGCAGATGATCTTATTGCAAGGTCTGATGAAAGTTTTGACACAGCAACTAATGCTGCTGCAAGTTGCATAATGAGGAACACAAAATGACAGTTAAAGTATGTGCTGATGAAGTAATTGCTGCTGTTGCTAGAAAACAAGGAAAAGCAATATCGAAAGCTGAAGCAGAGGAGATAGTAGATCAACTAAATGTCTGGTTGAAAAGACACAAAGGTGTTGTTGACTCAGATACCCTCAATAACATGAGTATTCAAGCACAAAAAATATCACTTAATGCTAAAATAGCTGCAAAAATAGAAAAAAGAAACGCACTAATAAATAAAAAAAAGTACCTTAAAATTATTACAGAGCTTAAAAACTCAGATAATCCTAGCAAAACTTTATCAGGAATATTAGTCGGAGATGTAAGGACAAGACTTGATAGCGTAGATGCAAAAGGACATGCTATAATGGTAGATTCTATGGGAACACTCGCTGTTGCACTATCAGAAGCACAAGTCTTAGATATGTTTAGACTTGGTGATCTTGATGAAAAAGTTTACATAGAAATGTTTGATGGTCTTGGTTCAAGTGGTGATGTAAACGCAAGAAAAATAGCAGAGATAATCAGAAAACATCAAAAAAACTTACTTGATAGAAAGAACAGAGCAGGAGCAAACATAGGAGAACTTGAAAACTATGTTGTAAGACAAATGCACGATCCTTTGTTGATGATGAAAAATTTTAAAGATATTGAGGGATCAAAGGCAGAATGGGTTGCTTTCATTAAGCCATTACTAAATAAAGAAAAAACTTTTGATGGCTTGTCTGACAAAGTTACTTCTGAAAAATCAATAGATGATCTTGAAAATGACTTTCTTGGTGAAATATTTACAAACCTTGTGACTGGTAATCATAACAAATCAGGTGATTTAAATTCTATTGATGGCAAAAGGTTTATGATGGATGGCTTTTCAGGACCAAAAAACCTAGCAAAATCAATGAGTCAGTCTAGGGTGTTACATTTCAAAGATGGTATGTCATCATACAAATACAGTAAACAATATGCGAGAATGACTTTGAGTGAAGGTGTGTTGTCAGGTTTTACACATGATGCACAAAGTATTGCTTTGCTAGAAACATTTGGAACTAATCCAAGGAATATGTTTGATAAGATAATCAAAGACATTAAAGGTACAAAAGATGTTGGCATATTAAGAAAACTCAACGAAAGATCACTTAACAATCAGTTTGCTGAACTAGACGGAACGACCAGACAAAAAGGTATATCAAGAAACTTTTTAGGCATGGATGTAAGTATCGCTGGTATATCTGCTGGTTGGAGAATGATACAGAATATGTCAAAGCTAGGATTTGCAACAATCAGTAGTTTTAGTGATATATCTACAAAAGCAGCATTTATAAACGCAAATACAGAAAGAGGTGTATTTTCTAGTTATGGAAGAGCATTTATTGATGTTTTTGAGGGATTTAAAAACACAAAACAAAAAAAACAATTAGGCTATTTACTTGGTGTTGGTGTAGATAACATGTTGAATGATGTTCACGCAAGATTTGGTGCTAATGACTCAGGACCAGGTAAAATGGCAAAAGCACATCAGTTTTTTTTCAAACTAAATGGTATGCAATGGTGGAACAATAGTCAAAAGACAGGACTTGCAAGAATGTTAGCTGCTGATTTAGCTGTGTACGCAAACAGAAGTTTTGACAAAGTACCACCTGAAACACAAAGATTACTTAAATTATACGATATTGATGAAAGTGATTGGACTGTTTTTTCACAGCTTGTGGATCAAGCACAAGATGGTAGAAAATATGTGGTAGCAAGTAAAGTTGACGAACTGTCAAATGATGTTATTGACTCTATAATTAGAAACAAAGAAGGCACGCTTGATATAACAGATAAACTCAGACAAGACTTTAGAGATAAATTTAGAACAAAAATAAACATGTACTACGCAGATAGTGCTGATGCTGCAATACCAACACCAGGAGCAAGAGAAAGAGCAATAATGAATCAAGGTTTGCCCAGAGGCACAGTTCTTGGTGAAGCTATCAGGATGATTATGCAGCTAAAAGGCTTTCCAATTACATATATTACAAAAGGATTGACAAGACAAAAAGCACACGCTGGTTACTATGGTGTAGCTAAAATGATGGTTGGCTCAACAGTCATGGGTTACTTGTCAATATGCTTGAAAGATGTTTTGAGAGGTAGAGAGCCAAGAGAAGTATTTTTAGGTAATGGTGACTTCAACACAAAGTTATTACAACAAGCATTTTTACAAGGTGGTGGTGCAGGAATATACGGCGACTTCATATTTAACGAGTACAACAGATATGGTCGTAGTTTTCAAGAAACACTACTTGGACCTACTGCTGGTGCTATAGATGATGTTGCAAAAATATTTGGTAAATTTGCATCAGGTGATGTGCCAACACAAAAACTTACAAAGTTAGCGTTAGAAAACACACCATTTATAAATTTATTT